CCAGTTCGTGCTGCTTTAGTAGCAGAAACATTAGCTTGAAGTCTTGCATTTTGTAAACTTTGGGCATCAGTAAAATATGTTAAATCTAATTGTGGTTGTTTAGGTTCCCACTCTGAACTATGAACTAACATACCTGTCCATTCATATAACATTTCTTGATAAGGAAATTTTAATCCTGATCTATCCGAAATTGCATAAGCATATTTTCCACCTGCAAATTTATTTGAAGGTGCTCTATGCGGTCTTGTAGAGGCAGGAATTCTTGGCATTACTGATAAAATCTATTAGCTGTAGCTGGTAAAATTCTTGTAGAAGGAGTATCATCTCCTCCTATTAATCTTTCAAAAGCTGTCTCATAATCTACTCTTAAAACTTCTTGAGTTGCAGCAGGTATACCTGGTCTTTTTTTAGAAAGATAATAAGCAAGTCCTGCACACATACATTCAAAAGCTCTAAAAGGTATATCAACATTTTGTTCTACTCCACTTACAGTTGAAGCTGTAATATCTTCAATTCTTCTCATTCGATAATATGTAATTGTATAAGATTGATCTGGTGCTGGATAAAGTTTAAGAACAGGATTAATTAATCTTTGTAAATAATATTGTGTAGGTCTAGATTGAGTTGTTTTATTTGAAATAACAGCATAATCATTAAGACCTAAACGTGCCATTGCATATTCAGCTCCACTTGCTATTTGAATATTAGCATTTATAATATCAATAGTATCACTATCTAAAGTATAATCAATAGTACCTTGAGTTATAGCTAAAGTTTTATATTCTACAGTCCATTGATTATAACCACGATTAGCCCAATCACTAAACATAATATTTAAACTACGTCTAGCTGATTTTACATCATAACCTAAAATAGGATCTCCTCCTAATCTATCATAGGCTTCTTGTATTACATCATTTACTGTTAAAGTAAAAGAGGAAGTTCCTGATAATGCCATAGTTCTCCCTTACGCATAAAATGCTGTTACACCATTAATAGTTGCTACATTAGCGCCAACAAGTGAAGATGAAACTTGTATACTTGTACCAAATTTAATACCTTCTGCTGGTAAATTCATTTGAACTGTTGAAGCTCCTGCAGCTGCATTACCTGTTTCAATATCAAATACATCTGTTCCACCGTCTTTCCATGTTAAAGTTCCATCGGTTGAAGTAGGTTCAATTATAAAACCTTTTAATCTCATTGGTCCTCCAAATAAAGTAACAGTAGTGGCAACATTTGAAGATGTATTAGATAATCCTGCTTTATTTGCACTAGCTGCAAATATATCTGATCCTGCCATAATTTCTCCTAAATTAAATTATATTTTTTTAAGTTATCATATAGTAAAGCAATTCTGTCATCATGAACAGTACTTGGTTTTAAATATTCTGCTTGATAAGCTTTAGCTTGAGTAGTACCTAAATCTAATGGTGCTTGATTTAGATTTACTGGTGTAGATGTTGCTAAAGATTGACCACTATCTACTACTGTAGTTCCTTTTCCACTAAATGTGTCTATTACTTTTTCTATATTTTTTAATTTATCTTCTAATGATTCTTCAGTATCTTTTTGTTTATCTTTTGTAGTAATAACTCCTTCATCTTTTTGATGAACTTTTGTAGCTGTTTCAGCATCACCTAAATCTACTATTGATTCTGTTGCTATATCAGTTTCTTTATCATCATCTTTTAATTCAGTTACTTTTTTATCTTTAACTTTAATTAATTCATTATCTTTATCATCAAATTTATTTTTTAAAGCATTAGCTTGACTATATAAATAATCTAAATTTAATTCCATAATTCTCCAATAAAAGGAGGCCCGAAGGCCCCCTTAAATTATTATTATCCT